ACCCAGGGAATGATTTTGTATATGTCAAATTACTGGGTGGATATGTACATCAAGCGCAGGGAAACCTTAAAAGGGCTGATGCCAACCTATACCCCGGGTAAACTTACTGTTGACCGTCATGAAAATGTAAAGATTTATGGCTTGCCATTTATGAATGAAAGCGGTTTTATGTTCATGACGACCAATGACAATATCTCATTGCTTGAGAACATCCCGGAAGAAAAAACATTCCTTGAATTTGAAAGAAGCAAGCGCGACATTGCCGCATTTGCTGATTATAAGATCGGTATTCATGTTTGGGCGTTCGGTTACGAGTATGACTCAGCAGGTGAAATGACTTATGACAAGCAGATGTTCTTCAGCAATGATTGCTATATCCTGGAGGATTTGTACATCCCAATGGCGGTGAATGATACCACTCCTTCGGTTGCTACCCATACTTCACTACAGACCGGTGTGAACACACAGGCAACTGCTATTACTGACCTGGATGATGCTGTGACCGGTACCTATATTTTTATAAAAGGAAATACAGGTTCCTATCCTTCGACAATTGCCGATTCCGGATATTTCGATCTAAGCGCAGCCATTACGCTTGATGAAAATACGCTGATCCAACTTTATGTAAGGGGAAATAATGATTTTGTTGAAATACAGCGGTGGGATCTTGAGCTGAGTAATGTTGTATTCCTGGCAGCCAATGCCACAACGGCTGATGCTGACCTTGGAAAACACTTTGTTACTATTTCTAATTCCGGGGCAACTGCTTTCACGAATATTACAAATGTTGTTGAAGGTGATGTTTATATTCTTGAGGGCGGATCGGATACGAACGCCACAACCATCGCGGCTTCAGGTAATTTCAGCCGTATAAAAAGCGCTATGACCCTTGGCGCAGGCGAGTGGATTAAAGTTAAATATAACGGTGTGAAATTCGTTGAACTTGAGCGCTACGAAATAGCGTAGTTCCAGGATATTTTTTAACGTCCCGCCTCAGGGCGGGACTTTGTTAAACCTTAAATAAAAGTAAAATGTCATACACAAAAATAGACTTAAATAAACCAACTGCCCAATCACCTGGTAAGGGTGGTAACAAAAAAGACCTGGTCATCTTCATCGATACTGATGACCTTTTCAGTGAGGCAGCGCGCGACTCCAAAGGAGTCCTGATAACCGGAAACCATGTTTTTAAAAATGGAACTTATGCCATAAAAGTTTATGGTACAATTGATACGATTTCAGGAAAGGTTACTTCTGAAGGCGATATCGATGCTGAAGGTTTTAAATTTGAATATGGGTTCTCACATCCCGGATCAGCGCTTGAAAAACTCGAATTCGAAAGCGCGTGGATCAATAAAAACATTATTATCATTCAGCAAAGCTGCAGCGACGGAACCAAGAAGCAATACGGTTCGAAATGTGCGCCGCTGCGCATGAAGGTTGAAGCAACCGATGATAAGGACAACAACAAATCAATGTTCACATTCACCAGCTCTGTAAAGGGACCAAATGTGGCCATCTACCAGGGCACCATCACGCTGAGCGAACCGGTTGACACCGTCGCCGCTGACGCTACCAGCATTGATCTTACAGCAGGCGAAGGAGAATACCAGTTGACCGATAATAGGGTTGCGACGGTTATTGAAACCTGTACCAACGCTGTAAACGGAATGGTATTTACGCTTCTTGGTTCAGGAGGAAATGAACCAGCTACCATTACTAAGGCAAATGACTTTGTTCTTGCAAGCGGAACAACCTGGACTGGACTTGCAAACTCAAAGATTACGTTCAAAGCCTTTAAGTCTGATACAGCTGCATGGAAGTTCTTCGAGCTTAGTCGTCAGTAGTTTTTTAAATATTTTTCATAGCGATTCAAAAAGCCCCGCCAATCGTGCGGGGTTTTTTGTTTCACAATCCGAAGCTTTAGCGTAGGATTGTCCTTTTATGCAATTGCCTGACATTGCATCTTTGTTTCATTATTTTTTATAAACTTAAAAATTAAAGTGATGAGCAAACAATCTGAAATCATACAATGGTTCGAAACCGACCGTGATTATGAATCCGGTAAACAACTCTATACTAAGTATGGGGTTAATCTTAGCTTTAAAACTACATTTAACCGGTCAGTTAAAACTGATTACCTGTATAAAACCCTGTGTTATGAGCTTTCAAAAATTGCAGGATTATCAGAAGCCGGCTACAAACAGAAACTTCAAAAACCCTTAACGGCTGTTATAAGGGAAAAAATCAAAGTTGATGTCAATACCATGATGCCTGAGGATATTTTCAATAAGCTCCTTGAAGTTGATATCAATGATTTATCCTTGGCAAATATTCAGGCAGTTGCCAAGTTAACCGGCATTAAACCTGCAGGTAAGAAAAAATCAGATCTTTTTGACGTAATTGTTCAATTTAAAAAGAACCTGGTTATTAATTCTGTTCCCGAAAAAATCAAGAGGGTTATCCGCCTCAGGGAAGATTTTCCTTTCCTGAAGAGCAAAGAATGCCCGAGTATCCTAAAGGAGCTTGTGAATGATATGATAACCGACTATGAAAACTATGTGGAAGGTCATGAAAAGCTTAAAGAAGAAACGGATCCGGATTTAATTGCAGCGCTGTCGAAATCAGTGGTTGAAGATTACCTTGAAAACAGGCAGATATGGGCGGAGCTCGCACACTACAAACAAACCGGTGAATTCAAGGCAGAGCACCCCTTGTTTGCCTGGATAGAGCGCAAAAATAAAATACAGGCGCTTAGCACTTCGGAGCTTGTTAAGCTGAAGGATCAGCTGGAAAACAATATTCCGCGAAACAAAAAGAAGATCGCTGATGACCCGGAGCATAAGGAAACAAACAAACGCCAGGCAAGGGTTGATCAGTTTGAAAAGGAACTTACATTGGTTAAGCAATTACTTAACTTATAAAATGCCCCTCTTTTCATTTGATGAAATTGGTAATAAGAAACACAAAGAACCCGGGGATAAGTCAGAAATTCTCCGGGATTCTTTTCTGCACCAGCATGAAAAGAAAATAAAAACGCTCAAAGAACTGATTGGAAGCGTCCCGGGAGAAAATGAATTCATTGCCCTGTGGACCCTTAAAAGCTTTAATGCGTTTACCTTCATTCCCTACCTTATTCATTTTTACGGTAAAATAGATTTCCTGGCAATTTCGACCTATACAATAAACCGTAGGATCATTGATTCCCTTGTTAAAAAAATTGATCAGGGTAAAATCGATCAGGTAAAGCTTTTTATTAGTGACTCTCTTAAATACCGAATGCCAAAGGCTGTTGACCACCTTTCCATGATGATTAACGCCAGGCAGCAAATTACAGCGCATTATGCTTGGAATCACTCTAAAATTACCCTTGCACAGTGCGGAGAAAATTTCTTTACCATCGAAGGCTCGGGGAACTGGAGCGAAAACGCTCAATATGAACAATACCTGTTCTTTAATAACAAACGTCTTTACGATTTCAGGCTTAAATGTATAATCAATGACCTTCACACAAGAACAGATTGACTCTATCGAGAAACTTGCCGGTTTGAATTATACATTCAAGCATATCGCCATGTACCTTGATGTTCCCTTGAAAGATATCCTGGATGATTATGGGGATAAAGAATCTAAGTTCAGATATCATTATGACCGGGGAAAACTTCTTTCGCAGGCCGACATCGATCAGGGAGCGCTTGACAGCGCAAAGGGAGGAAATATAACCGCTATGCAGCAATTTGAACGCATCAGGCGTGCGCGTCATTTTGAAAACATCAGAGATCTGTTGATATATGGTAATTGAAGAAAGTAAATATGATCTTTTACTAGCCTATATCGATACAGGCGCCAACAAGGATCTTCCTCAGGAAATGATTGACTATATCAGCATCCTTGAGCTGATCAGGGGCATGCACATGCGATACGAGAATCGCCAGGCAATTGTTAAATTCCTGCAACAGCCACCCTATTCGCTTTCATATTACCAGGCTACACAGCGCTATTCTGAAGCGGTCAATTTCTTTTACTTGGACCATGATATTAAAAAGCAGGCATGGAGAAATCTTTATGCTGAGAAATTAGACCGTGCAGCTGATCTGGTTCTAAAAACATCCAGCAGCGCAAAAGATATTGATATTTACAAAAACATTATCTATGCCGCAATGGAGGCCAGGGGATTAAGCAGGCCGGATAATGAGGACATACCAAAAGAATTATTCCAGAAACCGGTTAAAATTTATTCGCTCGATCCAACGCAGTTAGGCCGTAAACGTGCCAATCGAATAGACCTGGCAAAGCATATTGATTTACTCGATATTCCGGAAGCTGAAAAACAACGCGCCCGCGCTGATGCAATGATCGAAGATATTGTATTCCTTCCTGAAGATGAACCGGAAAATTGATTTAAAGCATGATCAGGTTGATCTTCGCTACGCAAACTGGCTTAAGCAAACTATTGACCTCATTTCTCCAAAAAACCTATACCTTATTGCCGGCCGTGGCATGGGTAAAACTTCCGATGTTCTTGCTGAAAGAAGCATGGATATTGTTTATGACATGCCCGGAGGATCATTCGCCTTTGTCGGTGATACGTATATTAATCTGCAGAAAAATGTCGTCAAGACATTTCTCGAGGGATGGGAAAGAAAGGGCTGGCGTGAATACAGTGATAATAAAATAGGACATTTCGTTATCGATCGTAAACCGCCTTCTTATTATAAGCAGCCTTTCACAAGGCTTGAATCGCATAAGCATGTGATCAGTGTGTTCAATGGTTGCAATTTTACCCTCGTTAGCATGGACCGGCCTAGCTCAGGTGCCGGTAATAATTATATCCATCTTTTTGGTGATGAAGCAAAATACCTGAAGGAAGATAAACTTAAGAAACTTACACCCGCCATCCGTGGTGATTATATTCGCTTTGGTCATTCACCGTTTTACAGGGGCCGGACATTCACTACGGACTATCCTGATCCGAACAGCATTTATGAAGACGACTGGATATTACGGATGGCTAAAAATATGGATAGAAAAAAAATGGGATTGATCCTGGACTGTGCATTTATTTTGAATGATATCCGTATTGAATATTTGAAGGCACAACAGGATCAGGATAAGGGAAGACTTAAAAACGCTTCAAGAAGCCTTCAGCGATGGGAGACCAGGTTTAATAAAGTACGCCACAACTCAACGCTGTTTTACATTGCAACCAGCTTTGTAAATGCTGATATTCTTACGGAGGGATATTTTACAGAACAGTTTGAGGAACTTGAGTTTGAAGATTACAAAACTACGATCCTAAGCATGAAACGCAACCTTGAGAAAGATGCCATGTTTTATGGCAATCTTTCTGAAAAGCATTTCTATTCCGATGGATATAATTATGATTATTACGATCGGTTCGGTCTGAAGGATAATATTACCGAGAATTGCAGGGGATTAAAGCACCTTCGATCAAACGAAAAATTGGAAATTGGCTTGGATTACGGGAATATGATCAGCATGGTAATTGGACAGGAACAATGGCCCTATTACAGAATTATTAAAGATATGTTTGTTCTAACTCCAAAATATATCCAGGAGATAGCAAACGATTTTCTGGCATTCTTCGAGCCACACAAACGCAAAGAGATTGATTTATATTTTGATAGATCGATGAATGCCTTCAGAAAGCAGAAACAGGATATTGCAACGAAAATCAAGAATGCTATCGAGAAGAGGACATTAACTACCGGATATACACAATCAACCGGATGGAGGGTTAACCTTATATCAATAGGACAGGGTAACATTTCACATACTGAGGAATATGATTTGATGCATGATATGCTTGGAGAAAAGAATCCTGCATTACCAAAGTTATTGATTGATCAATCTGAAGCAAAGGAATACAAGAGCAGCCTCGAGCTTGCGCCATTAGAAAAAGACAGCAGGGGAAACATTAAGAAAGTAAAGAAAAGCGAAAAGCTTTCAGTCCGAAGGCTACCAATGGAATCAACCAATATGTCTGATGCGGGTAAGTACCTATTATGCAGAAAGAAATACTTAGATGTAGTTAAATCAAGAAGAACAATTACCATTAGCGATCCTGGTTTAAGAGGGTAATAGGTTGGGCGTTACCCTGAGGGGCGGGCTTTATGCTTCAATCTTTTGTTCGTACCTCTCAAAAGGATTTTCACAACAATCCCTAACGCAATATATAAAGTAAAATGTCATATACAAAA